GAGCCTGTCGGCGGCGGCGGGTATGCGCCCCGACGCACTGCAAAAAATCATCGGGCACGCGGACTACGCCACGACCGCCGAGATATACATCCACAAAAACATCGAGACCCTAAAATCGGAAATGTCGAAGCTGTCGAGATAAGCGCGTAGTAATCACGTAAAAGCATAAAAAAGCATTGATATATCGCGGTGTATGTGTGCTTTGGGAGCAAGATGCCGCAGGTTCGAATCCTGTCGCCCCGATAAAGAATAGCCCCCGAAACCGCGTAAAATCAACGGCTTCGGGGGTTTGTTGTTTTTGTGGCATTTACTGCAAATCGGCGTGATTTTGCCTAAATTTGCGGCATAATCACGTACATAATCACGTATCACATGGACTTGTAAACGTCCTGATAATGCCTGATCTCCGCTTCTTCTTTTGCCTGTCAAATTGCATAAATGTATCATTTTATTTTGTGCAAGTATACAAACTTTATAAAATGTATCATTTGGGCTTGACAAATGATACAAAATATGATATAATAATATCAGAAACAAGGAACACAGGGCAAAGCCCATAAACCTGAAAGGAGCGGTCATTATGACAAAGGCACAGATCATGAAGAGAGCACACGAGATAGCAAGAACACTCGAAGGCGACTACATGGCACGCATGAGCATGGCGCTCCGTCAGGCATGGGCTGAGTCCAGAAAGCCCGCCACTCTCGAAGACGAGGCAATGGCAAGAATGGAAGCTATCGTAGCAGCAAGCGCGAAGTGCTATGACTACGAGATCAAGTTCAGCCTGTGGGAGAACTACGGCAAGTCCCGAACCTACATCAAGGTTATCGAGAAGAGCCAGAACATCAAGGCAAGCAAGCACTATGCAACCTATGATTTCGGATATATCGACAACGTTAAAAACGAATATGTACCCAGCAAGGCTAACGACTATCGCAGACCCTTCAATCTGAACGGCGAGAGAATGTAATAAACCCGAAAAAATTCAAGGAGGTAATCACTATGATGAAGATTGCAGAAGAACTGAAAGCAAAAATTCAGCACATGGACGCGCTGTATAAGGCAAATGACGAAGCGGGACAAGCAGAAACCACGGATGAATGGATAGAAAAACTGCTGAATCCCACCCCCGAGATGAATGCAGCAGAAGCAGCGATAAAAAAAGCGGGTGCCGAAATGGACGAGTGGCGCAGAGAACACGAAGCCGAACTGGACGAGTGGCGCAGATCATGCGGAGCATACATCAACCCGAAATGGGTTGGTGACGGTATGGACGCCTGCGATAAATGGCTAATGACAGTCAATCGCGAGACCGTCGAAGGATATCCGTACACCTGCCCCGAAAGTTTTGATGAAAAAAAGGCACTGGGGCTAAGATGAATTTAAGCAAAACAGCCGAGCGGAGCGGCACGGTCTCCGCAGAAAGTGAGAACACTATGAGAACTATGTGCAAAAATTTGAGAGAACTGAACGCCAAACTAAAAGCCGCAGGCGCGGGATACAAGATAATTTTCATGTGCTATATGCCGACTGGCAGAGTCGGCACGAACGGCGAGAAGACGCGCCACTACATGAGCGAAATCACCGAAGGCAAGAACGCGGGTTGTACCTGCGGTGACTATTTCGAGATAGATTTCGGCATGGACGACGAAGATTTTGACGAACTGGAGGAAGAAGTATGACCGACAAGCAGAAGCAAATATATAGGTTAGGACAGATATACGGCTATATCTGCTCTAAACACCCCGACTGGAGCAGCATTGCACATGATACGCAGGCGGCACGAACACCGCTGCAAGGCGTGACGGTCGCGCTGTTTGCGGCGCAACACGCTGAAAAGATAAAACCCGACGCCGAGTATATATCACTGCGCATGGACTGCGTTGACCCATATATCGGCGACACGCCGTGCGACATGGAATCACAGTCGGCGTTCATGATGGGTAAAATGCAGTTTGCCCGCAGCGCCGAAAAGCTGATAGACCTAACAGGGTTGACACAGCAGGCTATCGCTGACAAGCTGGGCGTGACGCGGCTGACGGTCGGGCGTTGGTATCGCGGAAAAACGCCGATAGCAGAATGGGCGCGATACCAAATTGAAGATTGGCTCTTGGACAAATAAAAAAAAAGGCTGTTGCACATAGTGCAGCAGCCCTATTTTTCACTTCATAATTTTTTGCACAAAGTTTTCACCGATAATGCCGTTTGGTTTATAGCCCCACTCTTCGAGCAGCGCGTTTACGGCTTTTTCTGTGCCGCCGCCAAAGCCGCCCGTATCGTCGAGATAGCTGTGTCCGAGCGCCTTCATGCGCTGCTTTATCGCATACAGCCCGCGCATATTTTCGGTAGTTTTCGGCATATTGTAAAAATACCATCGTTTTTCGGCGCTGTCAAGCTCTTCAGTCGGTTCTTCGGGCAGTTCAAAGCCGTTTAAACCCGCCGATTTTATCAGCTTCGGGTAGTCAACATAGCAGATATCCGTGTCAACGTCCCCCGAAATGCCGCTAAATCGTCCGCTTGCGCTGTTTTGCCACATACCGACATCGCCCGACCAGTTCAGAGCGCCGCCGTACTCGGCAAGCCAAAGCGCGTAGTTTTTGCAAACATCGGCGCTTAGATACTGCTGCGCGGGACTGCGGCTGATGTAGATGCCCGCAAAATATCCGCGTTTTTCGAGTTCTTCACAGAAATTTCGGCATTTGCCCGAAATGTCACCCGAGCAAGCGCTGCCCTCGATATCGAAGTAGATGGGATACTCAAACTGCTTGCCCTTGATGACTTCCGCGCACGCGGCGGCTTCGTAGATCGCGTCGGGAGCGCTTGCCGCATAGCTAAACCAGTACGCGCCGACGGGTATGCCGTACTTTTTGCACTCGGCGTAGTTGCGCTCGAACTGCGCGTCCTTCTGATAGCTATACTTGCCAAATCCCGCCTGAATAATGACGAAATCAACCTCGTTTTTGAGCCTTGCAAAATTGGGCGTTCCCTGATACCGTGATATGTCAATCCCCTTTTTCGTCATCTTGCTACCCCCTTAGTCCATCAAAGCAAAGTAACCGTCGCTGGCGTACGATTTACCGTTTAAAGACAAGTCGCACTCAGTCTGCGCAAACTGGTTAAAAGTGGTGAAAAATGCTTTCGGCGCATAGTGTGCAGATGTACAGCCAACGCAAGTAAAAGCCGAAATATCCGCCTGCCGTGAAAACGGGTCAAGCCCCGAAAGGCTGGTGTTGGTGATAGGCTTAAACATCACGGCGTCGTTTTTGATGTCTGCCGAAAACATAGTTATATAGTTACCATTTGAGGTGCCTGTCTGAATGCGCCCAATTATTACAGTGTCCCCGCTTTCGTCCTTTGTGATGATAAAGACAATAGGTCCCGTACCGGTTGCGAGGCACTCTGTGTTGTTGGATACAAGCATGACGCCGTTTGATGTCTTTTTAGCGTATTTAAAAGTTACAGTTCGCCCCGTGTTGCTGTCACTTGCTCCGAGGGTGGTTTCGACATAAACACCATTAGCCAGCGACACTTTACGGGTGCTGGTCCCGTCCATGCCGATAAACAGCGCAACAGCCGAACCAACGTAGCAGGAAATATTTCCGTTTGCGTCTGCCTCAATGGTGTCGAAATAGTCGGCGGCGTTTTCCTGCAAGTATGCAAGCAGTTCCGGTTTCTGAGCCGCGAGCGACTGCCCTGTAAAAATAGTTTTAACGATAGCCATTAAATATCCTCCCTTTCTGCTATGCCCGGCGCTAATACGGGTATATCGGTAATACCCACAGCGGCAACGCCTGCAATTGAACCGCTTGTATTTTCGCCGATTACGGGCTTGATTACGATAAAATTCAAGGCATTGGAGCCGGTAAGCGGCTTTGTGAGGTTGATTTTTGCATTTGCTCCGGTGCCGCTTACGGTATAGTCAATACCGCCAATGAGATAAACGCCGTTCACAAACGCGAAAAGAATATCAGCATTAGAGCTATATTTTGCTATGCCTATTTCTACTTCGTCAACATCTGTCCCGCTCACCGTAATCGTGCTGTAATACGATTTCAACGTAGTGTCAACGCGCAAATTTTGTGTAAGACTTGCAAACCACGTTTCAAACTCTGCCTGCCGTGCCGCAAAGTAAGCGTCTATCGCGGCGGTAGTCTGCGCAAAGTAGTTTTCATACGCCGCCTGCCACTGGTCGTAAAGGTCAGATGTGTCAACCTGTTTTATTAGCCCTGTTACATATCCGCATAACGCGGACATACGAAAGTCTGCTATCATGTCCTGCGTGATTGCTGACGTGTTTTTCATAATGCGCACGGACGCAAGCCACAACTCATAAATGTCGTTATTGCGTATATAATGCGGCGAACTTGGCATACCCGTTGTTTCTTCACCCTTGCGTACAAGTAAGTTTATGCTTCTTGCGGTTGCATTATACTGTAAAACAATAGCATCTATACGGTTATACTGTGCGCTTGCCGCGTCGAGTGTCAAAGATACGGTCGCGTCGTTTTTTACCCAATGCGACTTTATCATAGCTCGACCCGTGCCGACTGTGATAGTCATACCTTCGCTTGCCGTCACCTGGAATCTGTCGCCGACAGTTTCATAAATGCCGTTTGAGATAAGCCCTTCAAAGTACAACGTCATTTGTTCGGCGTTATAGGGTCGGTCGTCGTTTACGCTGTTAAAAAATCCGCTTGTAATTGCCATTTACTCTTCCGCCTCCCATTTCTCAAATGTGGGGATAACCTTATATCCGGTATCGTCCCAACTCTCTATTATTTCGATGATTCGGGGTCTTGCAACCGCGCCATAGCCATTATCAACCGTAACAACGTCCCCGAGATTATAGTCAACTTTGTATTTATATGTTGTGTTCGGTTCAACTTCTCCCTCAAATCCCTTTATTTCTTTGTATTCTGATAATTTTTCACGGCCTCGATTTAGAAGCATATCCAAATAATCTAAATCGCTTACTTCTCCCCCATTTGATGAAATGTCACGGGCGTCAACATAGATTTCCCGCAAATCTAAACCACCGAAAAAGGGCATGCCGCCGGTATAGGCAAAGCGCCGGGCGTCTCCCTCACCTTCGCCCAATATCATCGCCGCATTTCTAAGATTTGACGTCTTTTTATAATAGTCGGTGTTGATGATATTATCAAACTCTTTCGAAAAGACTACCTCTGTGTCCTGTCCCTGATAAAGCGAAAAAACAAAATTGCCGTTATTGTCCGGGAGTACCTTAAACCCAAAACCGTAAGTCATGCCCAAGTCGGTAATAGTTTGCATGAGGTTAGCCCCGCGCATTTGCGTTTTTATATTCGCCGGTAGTGTGAAAGTTTCATCAACTAAAAAATTTGCTACCTTTCTGTCTGGCCACGGGCAATCTACCCCGATATTTTCTTTTACAAGCTTGTAAGCAACGGCGGCGGCATCGTTTGTTTCGATGATTGTCAGCGGTAAAATAATCCGCCAAGAGAGGATCCCCTCAATGCTTTGACCCGATATAATATAATAGTCACCGTTTTCGGCGTCTGTTTTTATTTCGACGTCTTCAATCATCATTAGCCCGTCTTCATCATCACGCGCAATATATTTATATGTTGTGAGCCATTCCGATAACTGAGAGGTAGCAGGGGCGTATAGCTCAAAGTCTCCACAAGTATAATACCGTTTTACCCATATAAGGGAGCTGAAAACGTCCATAACCTCCTGCCGCTTGAAATCATCATCACAAAAATATAAATTCATGATTAGACCCCCTCAAAAAGCTGAACGGAAGAAAGAACGCACTTCAAAGCGCTTTGCCCTGATGTTGCACTATAACGGATTTCATTCACGCCCGGTTCGAAAACTATCCACGTCGAACCCTCTATCCTGTTATTCAGCAGGCTTGTTTTTATGCCGCCCCTAATCAGATATACGGATTTTTCGCCGCGCTGGGTGTTTATTACTATCGTGTCGCTTTCTTGCATTGTGACGCTTAAACCGAAAAACGTGTTATTGGTTACGTTGTAAAAAATCGGGTTAATTATATCATCAGCCAAAGCCGTGAAAGTAATAATGCCGCCTGTTTCCACGCTCCCCGCGTTGAAGTATGTCACAGCCACCTCACTAACCTCCGAGAACGGTATGCCGGGCGCCTCAATCGCGAAAGGAAATTCAAACAAGGCCGTAACCGTGTCAAAATCAATTTCTGTTTCGCCCATCGCCCTCCAGTAGGGGTTCGGGCAGATGATAGAGATTTGAGGCTGTTGGAGCATTTGAAAAAAGTCATTTTCAAAAGTGTCTATATATCCGTCGATATATACGTCCATATGTTCGTTTTTGTAAAATATCCGAATGGGCTTTTTTACCCTGAAATATTTATACAAATTTATGCGGTTTTCCTCGATGTCCCCGCGAATGTTTAGCGAGATTACAACATTGCGCTCGCCGAGACGAGCGCTGTTGTATCTTGTGCCGTCCATACCACTAACAGGGGTGGTATTAATAGCGGCGGGGGCAGGATTTAAACCGTATACAGCCAAAATGTCATAATCGGGATTGTTGGACAGTTCCAACACTTCCCCGTGTTCGTTTTGTACCGAAAGTTCAAACACTTATCTCGCCCCCTGCATTCTTAAGAGATTTTTTGACTGTCTATAAATTTCCAGCCTCGAAAGCGCCTTCGGGCTATTATTCGTCTGATAGAAATTATTTGTTACGCTCTGCACCGGTGAGCCTACACCGCCGGGCGTCCCTATAATACTATTATACAACCTTTTTGCGATTTCATCAAGCCATTCTGTATTTTTTTCTAACGGGACAACCGCTTCGGCGCCGGAACCTTCCAGCAGTCCGAGCTGTCCGCGTTTCAAAACGCCGCCCCGTGCAAGACGCGGCAGGCTGATTTCGGACATATTGGAGATATCAACGCCGGGTAGCTCGTTGATTAAATCAAGGGCGCTATTGATAGCACGGGGAACGGCGTTTAAACCGTTTTCAACCGTAGCTATTACGGAATTGATAGCCGTCTTGAAGGCTCCGCCGATAGCGTCGCCGATTTTCGTGCCGATGGACGTGAACTTCTCTTTGATGATGTTCCAAACGTTTCCGAAAAAGTCCCCGACGTTGCTAAATACGTTCTTGATTGCCTCCCATGCGCTTTTGAAGACGCTTGCAAAATAATCCTTGACAGCCGCAAAAACTTCCTTGACGTTGTTCCAAACGCCGGAAAAATAGCCCTTGCAGTTATCCCAAATCTTTTTGACTGCCTCCCAAGCTCCGGAAAAATCGCCCTTGAAAACCTTTTCAACAACCGAGAAAATGAGTTTTATATTTTCCCAAAGCGTTTTGAAGTAATTAACGACATTATCCCAAACGGCTTTGATTGCTGTCCAAGCGGCTTTGAAGAATCCGCCCAGCACGGTTTTAACAACCGAGAAAATAGCTTTGATGTTTTCCCAAATCGTTTTGAAGTACTCTTTAGCAACGTCCCACACGCCGGTGATGTAGTCCCAAGCGGCAGAGAAGAAAGAACCAAGAACTTTTTTTGTCCCCTCAAACGTTGCTTTGATGTTTTCCCAAATGCCTTTGAAGTAGGGCGCTACAAAATCCCAAACGGCTTTGATTGCACCCCATGCCGCCGCGAACATCTCCTTGACGCCGTCAATTTTGTCAGACGCCCAAGAGAAGAACGCGGAAATTGTCTCCTCGCAGTCCATGAAGAAGTCGGATATTGCTTCATTTATGCTAAGACTTCCCAGCCAGTCGAACAGCTCGGAAAAGGCATTTTTTACCGGCTCTATCAAATAATCATTAATAGGCTCCAAGATACCCTCCAACCATTCAGGGGCGCGGCTTATGAAATCCTTAACGGCAATTTTTACCGTTTGGAATATCTCGATAAATGCGTCAAGAACGGCGGGTGCGTTATCGAGCAGAGTATGAACGATAGCGTCGATAATTTTGGGAATCTCCGGAGCAAGTGCGCCGATAATTACCGGGAGCGCGTCAAGTATCGCAATGAACAGTTTTACACCTGCTTTTGCAATTGTGGGCGCGTTCTTTGTCAAGAATTTAACAATGGCGTTTATTATGTCCGGGAGCGTTTTAGCTATTAGGGGCAGTATTTTCGGGATAGCGTCAACAACCGCCTCGAATAGAGTTATAGCCGCGTCTAACACTTTGGGCAGTGCGTTTGTAAGAGCGTCACCGATAGACCCTACCATGTCAATAACGGCATCAATCAAGCCGGGAAGAATTTCCGGGATTGCCTCTATCAGCGCCGTGAATATATCAATAGCGGCACCGAGAAGCACGTCGAACTGCTCCGAAATGACGGCGGCTATTTTCTTGACGGTTTCGGGGAGCGCGTCAATTATGTCCTTGATAATGTCCGGGAGTGCGTCGGCTATATCCCGCGCCAATGTCGTAAGCGTATCTATAAACATCGGCAGAGCGTCGAGCAAGCTGTCGATTAAGTCGGGCAGAACTTTTTTAATAGCTTCAAACCATTTTTTCAACTGTTCCCCGGTTGCTTGAATTTGCTTGTTGATAATTTGCGCCACAACGTCTACAAGTTTCGGAGACATTTCTAAGAGTGTAGCGCCTAAGCTGGTAACAAGGGACATTACAACGTCGATGGCTTTAGGCAAAGCGTCCACAAGCTTATCAAGGATATTAGAAACGATATCAGAAAGCGCCGCGCCTACTCTGTCCGCCGCGCCGTCTACGCCGTTTATTAAGTCCGTTAAAGCCGGGATAACTTCGTTTGTTACCGCCTGAACAATCCCGCGCAAAGGTGTTGTAAACTTCTCGTATAAAGTCAGTTCAAAACCCTCAAACGCCGACGAAAGCTTAGTTAAATCGCCTTCAAGATTGTCCATCATGGTGTCAGCCATTTCCTTTGCCGCGCCTTCACTGTTGTTTATAGCGGCGGTAAGCTTTTCAAAATCCTCGTCGCTGGAGTTTACAAGAGCCATAAAGCCCGAAAGGGCATTTTTACCGGCTATCATAGAAGCGTACTGAGCTTTTAAAGCACCCTCCGCGCCGTAAGCCCTATCCATTAGGGTTGCTTGTGCTTCTGCTATGTTCTTTGTCCGAGCTTTGTAATCGTTTTCAGTGATTTCACCCGCTTCAAACTGTTCGTCAAGTGACGCCTGCGACTGTTCAAGCTCTGCAAGCTTTTTATTAAATTCGTCAACAGGGATTCGGATTTCACCGAACACCGAGCGCAAATCGCTGACAGTCTCGGAAAGGCTTTTCATGGATTTGGTTCCGTCTGCGTTGGTTTTCTCTATCGACAACCCAAGAGCCGCCATCGCCTCTCCGCTTTCCTTTGTGGGTGCTGTCATTCGGGTGATAATAGAGCGGAGAGAGGTACCGGCTTGTGTGCCTTTTATTCCGGAATTAGCCATCAATCCGATAGCTACGGCAGTATCTTCCATCTCGTAACCGAGAGAACCGGCAAGAGGTGCCACGTATTTAAATGTTTCGCCCATTAATTCCACGTTGGTGTTTGCGTTACTGGACGCCGCCGCCATAATGTCAGCAAGCCTTCCCGAATCTTCCGCTTTCTTTCCGAAAGCGGTGAGGGCGTCCGTTACTATGTCGGACGTGGTAGCCAAATCAGTATTTGAAGCCGCCGCAAGATTCAAAACGCCGTCAACGCCTTCGAGCATTTCCTCAGTTTTCCAGCCAGCCATCGCCATGTAAGAAAATGCGTCAGCCGTTTGAGAAGCGGTGAATTTCGTTTCCGACCCCATCTCTTTCGCTTTGGCTCGGAGCTTGTCGTATTCTTCGCCGGTGGCGTTTGAAATGGCTTTAACCTCAGACATAGAGGCGTCGAACTGTTTGCCGACGCTTATTGCCTCCGTCGCTAAGTCCTTAAGCTTACCAATAGCAAAGACAACGGCATCAGCAACCGCACCCGCTAAAGCCGACGCAAAGTTCGCCAGCCCACCTTTTGCGCTATCGTCTGCGGCTTTTCCGGTATCTTCAAGAGACCCGCTCAAATCGTCCGCGCTGTTAGAGGTATCATCGGCGCCGCTCTTGACTTTCTGCAATTCCGCGTCGTATTTACGCATTTCGCTTTCAGTCTGCCCGATTGCGGCTTTCTGATTGTTGATTTTTATTTTCAGCTCTTCGGCGCCGGCAGAGTTTTCGCCCTGCTCCTTACAAACAAGCTTATACTGTTCCTCTAAACTCTGCAACTGAGTTTTTTGGGCGCCGAGCTTATCGCCTAACTGCTTCAATTTAGCCGTTAAGCCGTCCGACGACTTGCTCCAGTCGTCCATGCCGCTCGTAGCGGCTTTGAATTCGGAGTTAGCCAAACGAATTAGCCGGCTTGCCTCTGTGAATTGGCTTTTTAGCTCACTGATGTCAACTTTATAACGAGTAGTTATATTATTATCCTTGTCAGCCATTTTGCTCACCTACCTTAGATTAGAACCACGAGTCCCCCGCCGGGCGCCTTTCGACATTTCTCCGGCTCTCCGCCTGCGGGTTTTGCTTGTTTTCCTCTGCTATCTTTTCAAAACGTATTTGCATTTTACGAGTGTCCGCGAATAGCCTAATAACATCGTGATACGTTTCTTTTTTTATCTGTATCGGGTTTAAAGAGTGGTACTCCTTGCAAAGCTGATACGATAATTCAAATAAATATTCTGAAAAGGGGGCGAGTGACCCCGCCCCCTCATTCAGTTTTTTTCGTCCGTCGGGATAGCAAACATTTCGGAAATTGAAAATTTAGCAATCGAAACTATAAGCGGCAGAAGTTCCTTGACTTTGACGTTTTTCCATTCGTCAGCGCTAACGCCTTCAAAAACGCCGTCAAGGACGGTGCGGATTTCGCCCCACGCTTTATAAATAGTTTTCAGCATTTCTGCTTGGTTGTCCAGTTCCTCGATTTTCAGAAGCTCCATCAATTCCATGACGGTGCCGAACATCAAGTCATAAGTTGACGCCTCATAAGTCTTAACGACTTCTTTACCGCTCTTATCATAAATATTCAGTTTTAAATTTTTCATGTTTATCTATCCTTTCGCAAACGAAATTTTGTTAGATTATTCCTCGGTGACTACAATCGAACAGAGTGCAGTCTTGCCGCCGCAAGTCGCCTTGATGGTTACACCGCCGGGCGCTACGGGAGTAACAACGCCGCCGTCGGAAACGGTAGCGATTGAGGTGTCCATGCTCTCCCATGTTACCGGAGTAGTTACAGAGGACGGGGTGACGCTTGCAACTATTGTAGCAGTCGAACCCATTGCGATAGACGCGGAGGACGGCGCAAGGGTTAAACCGGTAACGGTAGGAGCCAGCGCCGAGAGTGTGTCGATAGTCTGCGGAGTTGCAAAAAAGTTCTCTTCGGTGATAAGTCCGATATTTTCGTGGTTAACAGCTTTCGCAGTTTTGCCCGTCTTGGTGAACTTGTGAATAGTGTTTACACCGGTGAACACTATCTGCTGTCCGTTCGCGTCCGTGCCGTTGTTCTTGGTATTGTGTGTGCTGTCAGGAATTGCCGCCTTTACCTTATGACGCCAAACGAATACCTCGTTGCCGGCGGTATTCTGTGTAATATAGCCGATTGCAAGGTAGGGGCGGGTGGCGTTACCGTCTACAAGGGTTTTTGTAGCCTCGTCGTAATACTGCCCGGTGAGCTTTGCAAGCACGTCAAGCGGGATTGCGGAGCAATCACAGGTGACAGTATCAGCGCCCACGCCGTCGATTACAACAGCGGCGATATTATCGTAGTAGTGAGCCTCGGTGCTGTTTTCGGTTGCTTTTGTCAGGGTTGCGACGCCGGCAATGTCGAACACGGTGTCATAGGTAAGCCCGTCGGACGTATCCGACAGAAGAATAGCCGCCTTTAAGTCTCTTATACCTCTGTATTCTTCAATAGTCTTGGACATGATTATCCCTCCTATATAAAACATCTATGCCCCGCCCGTCGTGTGCTTCATCGTCAACGCCTACGGTGTGTCCGTCTCCGGAAACGATGAACCCCGCACCCTTAAGGGCTTGGACTGCTTCACGTAATTTTGTATAAACCAATTCGGGGTCTACACTGTAAAAATTCACATCGTAGGAAAAGACGGTAGACGCTTCTTCGTTGTCATAGTACGAATTGCCGTAACTGTCACTGTTCCAAAATGTGAAAAAGTTATCGGGGTAGGGTTCGTCGGGAAGAAGTGACCCCTGCAAGAAAACCGGGTAGCCGATACTCTCCAGCGTTTCTATTAGCAAATCCTCCATAACTCACCGCCCCTTTTTTATAGCGTTTTCAAAAACTTTTCTTTGAATCTCTCCGACTTCTTTTCGCATTTTTGCGCCGTAGATAGCATTATACATCTTGCGAACTGCCTTTTGTTCCGGCTTTTTTCGCGGTGTGCCATAAAGCAAGAAAATAGACGCCAGTCCGCTGATTTTCATGTCGTAACCTATTTTTATACTTGCCGTCATGCCGTCCCACTGCACAGTCATATCCGTGTCAATACTTGACGCGGTGTTATTGTTTTTCCGGCTGTATTTACCTTTCGCCGGGTAATTTTCTTTGACTGTAACGCGCTTTAATTCTTCGTTGACGTGCTTCTTGCTTTCAACTAAAGCCTCTTCGGTTACGGCTTTCAAATTGCCTTGCACCGCTTCTAAATCTTTAATCATCTGTTCTAAGCCGTCAAACTGTAACCCGATTTTATTTTTTGCCATATCATGCACCGCCCTTGATTGCGCGAACCTTGAAGCGCAAAGACTGGTGCCGCTTGTTGATATCCTCCGGGGTGCCTAATATTTCATAATGCACTCCGTCAGTATCAGCCAGCCGGCAATTGGCTTTAATGTCCGGGCGGTACCATGTTTCTATTATTGCAGTATCTTCAACAGACAGAACGCCGTCAACTACCTTTTCAGTTCCGCCGAATGTGCGGAACCGGCAATAAATCAATTCGCCCTCTGTCGGGTATGTCGTTTTGGTGGAGCCTTTCGCTTTTGTCTCGGTGGGGATAAATAAAAACATGGGAACCGTGAACGGCTCAGTCGGTTTGTACATCTGCCCCGCCTCCTTACTTGTAGGCCAATTGCGCGGCTCGTTCCTTAAAGTATTCGGAGAGCTTGCCATCACACGCGCCATAATTCCATAAATCAGAGACGCCGCGCACAACGAGACCCAGCGAAATGTTGGAGGGTTTCACGCCGCCCTCAATCAAAAAGCTTTTTACTTCTTCAATGTAAATGTTGATAGTTCCGTCCTGATAATGTCCGGTTATGCCTATCCCGAGCTTTACACCTTCGAGCATTTCGTCCATTGTACGCGCCTCCCTGCTTTATAAATTAAAGACCCGCCTTAGCAATTGCAATGGCATTACCGCCCGAAAGTGTAGCGGTGTAAAGGGTAGCTCCGTCGGGTTCTACATCTGCGCCGCTTGTAGTCACGGGCGAACCTGCAATGGTGAAGCCCTTGAAATCAAGAGCGGGAACAAAGTAAATCACGGCGGAAGTTCCGGCGGTAATCTCCAGCGACTTCACAGGCTCGTCGGCGAAATAGTTTCCGGACGCGCTTGCAATGGTAAAATTACCGGGGTCGGCTGCGCTAAGCTTAGCAACAGTGCTGGACGCCGCTGTCACCTGTCCCTTAACAATTACAGCGTAAATGTCAAGAAGCGACGTCGCCGCAGTGGGTACAATTCTCTTAGAATTAATCATAATTATATACCTCCCTTAAATTAATCAGGCAAAGCCGCCGCTTTCCATTCGCCGCTCACTACTGTCAGCACTTCCCCATTATTTGCCGTAGTAACGGCGGGAAGTTCAGCGGTTGCGCCGGAGGAAATGAGGGTGGCTATTTTTGTAAGCATTTCGGGCGTTGTTACTATGTCCGCAACATCGGCGGAATCCCCGCCGAGTGCGACATAGACAGCGCGTAAAGCTTCAACAGTGTTGTTCATGTTTTACACGCCTCCTTAAATCAGCCCTTTACAAGCTTGATAAATCCGGTATTATTAAGCGGCTTACCATCAACAACAACAGTTGCAACGGTTATCCACTTACGGCGCTCATAGTTGTAATATCTATCAACCGTGAAGCCAAAGTTTTCGTTAATAACGAAATTATCCGGCTGGAAGAAGTAGCCGAAAGTTTCGCCGGAGTTGATGGTGTCGAAATCCTTAACGATAGCGGGTACAGTCATAAGAATCTCACGACCAAAGAAGAAGCCTCTATCGTTTACCCTGTCACCATCTCCAACAGTCAAGCCGGTAGCCTCAAAGAAGAGGGGACGATTGTTGGCGTCCGCCATCGTCTTAAGGTACTTAATAACAGTGGAGCGGCTAAATATAAACTTACCGTCCTCATATCCGGGAACGAGTTCCGCGAAAAAGCGCTTGTCCCACTGTCTCCAGTCGTTAAGCTGGGCGGCTGTCATGCTGATAGTCTTGGTGGTGCCTGCTTCAAGTCCGGTAATTTTGCCCTTGCCGTCACCGTTTACGATAGCATTATCCATAAACTTTCGATAAGCTCTCGCGATAACGTTGGAAATTTCCGCCTCAAATGCGTCAATAGACAGCAGAGCAGACAGGAAAGTCTGAGCAATGCGGAGTTCAGCCTCGAAATAGCCAAAGGAAACAGTGCCAACCGCGCCGATGTCCTGTTCGGGGCTTACGGTGCCTTCTGTTACCCAGTTGAAGTCCGCTTCAAATTCGCCTATCGGATATTCCACAGCTCCGGCGACACTTACGCGCCGCACGTTGTCGTAGATATTCCCGAACGGGGTACGTATCTTATTAATTACCTCTTTCATGATAGTCAGAGGAATCACGGCGGCAGTGGTGCTGGTGTTGATGGGTGTGCCTGCTCTCTGCTCTTCGGGAAGAGTAGCAACATAAGCACGGGCGCGGCTCATGAGTTCGGCGGGAATCGGGGTGCCGCGTGTCCACAGGTTGCGGAACGCTTCGCGGTATTCCTTGGATTCAAGGACGTTCTCGCCGTCTCTGTTTTCGCCCACCTGAACGGAATTAAACGAACCAACGGTAACGCCGTCAATAGAACCGTTTACGCGGGTAGCGTTAGCAGGTATCTGTGTACGCGCCTCGGTGGTTTCGCCTTCGGGCTTTTCGTCTCTCTCGGACGTAATCGCGGCGAGTTCGTCGTTGATTTCGTCAATCTCGGCGTTTATGTCGTCGAGCTGTTCGCCGAGTGCTCTAACCTCATTGACGTCGGTGGACGCCTTAGCGCGTTCGGCGATAGAGTTCTTCTTAGCCTGTAATCTAAGAAGCTTCTTTCTAAGAATCTTTTCTTTCATTGTTGTTTACCTCCTAAGCAGTAAATTGAATTTTGCTTTTTCAAGTGCTAATAGTTCAGCGGTGTCCACCTCTGATGTCCTCGACTGCGTAGCGCTTTCCAGCGCTTGCCGGGCGCTTTCCAGCGCCGCCTCGTTTTGAACATATATGTCAGTTCCCGGATACGCCGGAAACGTAACAGCCGAAACTTCTATAACTTTCTTTATTTTGGTGATATGCCTTTTCGGGTGATTGCTGTCGATATCTTCCCATGCATCGGAGTCAATCACAAAGCAGAAGGACATCCCGTCAATATCAGCCCTTTCAACAGCGCTATAAAGCGCCCGGGCGTCCGCGTTGTTGTTTATATCCAGTTTCACCCAATCAAGGGAAAGACCCCTGCTGTCGGGTGTTAGTTGCATGGTATTTCTTCCCATGTTATTCCGGCGGGAACGTGCAAGGGGAATTTTTGACAAATCGTGATTGACTAAAAATCGAACGTCCGTCAAGTCAGCGCCGTCAAGCGCTCCCGCCTCGATGATTTCGGAAAAGCAACCGAGCTCTGTCCATTCGTTATAGACAACCGGGCGCCCTGTTAAAATGCCGTACTGTTCGCCGCTTACGGCGCTACTTTCTTCGGCGCGAACCTCAAAATTGTAAGAGCGCCGCACAAAGTCATTTATTTTTGCGCGTTTCAGTAATTCGCCCATTTAGTTCCCTCCTTTCGCGTATTCAAGTAATACCTTTTCAGGTGCTACACTCTGCCCCGCGTAGTCTATCACCGTAGTTCCTTCACACGTCGGCAGCGCTGGGAGTGGCACGGGCGGGTCGGTAGGTGTTAGCGTTCCGTTTATCATGCGGTATACTTTTTGCTCTTTATAATCAACATATTCATCTTTTTGCAAAGCGGTGTCGCCAATTTGAATGTAAACCGACGCATCAAGAAACGATTCAAATTTTGTTGGAACGCTTGCCCCTTCGGTAAGCGAATATTTAAATTTTGTCAAATCGTAATCTGAATCGTTATTGCGGTATGCAATGCTCAATTTTCCCGTTGCGTCCGTTGTCCACTGACGCGGAGAACCGTCCCACACGCCGTTAGTGTTCGTTGCGTAGCTATAATTTGCAGTGTCCATGATAGCAATCAACGCGCCATAGTTATACAGCGGGGCATTCGTTGCCAACACATATGTCGTGTTTGGTTTCAATGATAGGTTTATCTGCGGCGGACGCGGAAAAAGACTAGGGTATGAGTTGTCTATAAGTGCGGAGTTGAGCAAATTTTTACTCTTGAAGGACATTTGCATAAAGCATATAGCGCTTCCATATGGTACATAACTTGCCGGAACTTGATTTCCTTCGGTCACCATGATGTCATTCGTCCCGGAGAGGCGGATTTGTATTGCAAGATAGGTATGGTTGTCATTCGTTAGTGTTGCATGATGTTTCGTGCCGCCGTCGGAGTTTATACGTTGCTTGTTGTATGTGGTTCCGGTGCTTGACGTTTGCGCAGTTGGGATTTGGTCAGTGAATGCAACACGAAAAATAAAATCATTTAAGGACGTTGCGTCCGTGAAATCTGTTATCGTATATGTAGTGTTTGCAGACACCGGAATAAAATAGCATACGGAAGTTGCGTTATAAGCGAAAGTGTCGGCGTTATCATTTATCCGGTAAGGAGCAATAATTGCGGTTTCAGGATTGAAAATATTATTGACTATCTCCCCCACGCCACCAGTAGCGCCGTATATTTGATACTGGCGCATATCGTCACCGTTAGCGTTAATCGTTGCGGGCAACGTCCCCTCGTAGGTTTCCCACTGTCCGCCGCTTATGGACTGAACAAACAGCAAATCAAAGAAATTTATCGTCGGAATACCGCCGCCCCATTTTTCAGCGGCAAGGACATCATAAAAATTCATTTATGCGTCACCGCCTTTTATAACACGGTTTTCCAATTTTTGATATATGTCAAGATATGCCTCGCCTTTATCTCCGTTGTACGTTATTTCGTAATAACGCCCATCGGGTAAAGTCGTAGACAGCAAGGCTTTCCAGTTTTGCAAAGTTTTACAATACCACACCGCGAAAACATTCTCGGTGCTTATTGTTATGCCGTCCGTTTTGTCAAGATGTTCATTGACATAATCGGCAATAGTCTTTTTACAAAAGGCTATAAAAGACACATCCGTCACTTTTCCCCACCGTCCTTGCTTTCGGGTTCGGGTTCGGTGAATTCGTTCCATTCGCCGAGTTTGGCTTCTATACCCTCCATAGGTTCGTCCCGCACGTCCTCTTTGACTTCTTCAAGGTTTTCAACGAACTTTTTTAAATTCGTTTCGCTCTTGGCTCTTGAAGCGGAGCCGCCTACCTTGTGCCAATCTTCGTCGGTGTCGAAATAGTAAAAATCGCCGGTGTCAACTTCAAGCAACAGGGCATTAATATCCGCGTCGGCGGGCTTTGTGTCGGTGGATTTGCCCCGATAGTCGGTTGTAGCGTTTACAGTTACCATTTACATTTCCTCCTTCTCTTCGTCGACCACGTCAACGTTTACCTTGCCGATCTGATACTGATTAGCACTATCCGCATCTATCCAGTTCAGCGACATAAAACGCTTACCCTCCAGCGCTTCAAGCGGCATCAGCCCGAATGTCGTGCGCTTTTCGTTTTCTAACATCGCGCCCGTTGGTGACAGCAGATTTACCATCTCGATCTTTTGTGAGATAGTCATAAATATCAGGTCTTCGGGATACAGTTCAATTCGATTTCCAAATGCTTTTTCACGCCGTGTAAATAGCTTTTTTGTAAATGCTTGTGAGATCGAGCGGATAAGCGGTTCTAAGCAGCGCTGATAAAATGCTGCGTAAATTTCTTTAGTAGCCGAACCTTCAATTATCTCGATAGGTATGCCCCATGTGCGCAGTATTTTTTCATCGACAAAACGCAGCACGTCATTGTTTACCAATTCGGACTTGTGTTCTAATGGCGTGAAATCCGCCTTTAAATCCAGCGGTAAAAAACCACTTTCGTTCGCCGCTAATTTTTGCTCTAACTCTCGGATAGCAGCTTCGGTTTTTTGCTGGTCTAACATTGTGTTGTACTTTACAACGCCGTTTACTGCGTAGCTTGCCTTCATAGCTTTTGCTACGCCTTTCAGCAGCACGTCGTTCAGTTTCAACGTTTCGAGCAGCGCAGCGTGATCAGGCTGCCCGCACTCGTTGCCGCCCATATACTGCGATACTGAAAAATTGTATTTGATGTGTATTACATCATCATACGGTATCGTTGTAGTGTAGCCGTTGCGAAAACGAAACTCCGTAAACAGCCTACCCGAAGCGTCCTCGATAAAATCCACCTGTACGGGATTTATAGGATATAATGCTTCATAATATCGTCGTTCTGCGCCTGTTTTATCGTCAACCCACGTCCAATAGGTGGGTATGATAAAACAGTTGTAATTCATCAGCAGCAGCCAGCAAATTTTTTCTAAAAATTCACTTGTCGTCATTAGCGGATTTGGCTCGTTTAGCACGTCCTGCACGGTGCTTTTTACCGGCACCGGGTCGTTGCCCTTATAGCGTATATGCATAGGGTTCAGCTTTTTCATCTCGTCCACAATGCACTTTAACGCCTGCTGTACAACGTCGCTTGCATATATGTTCGTGCCAAACTGCGAGTATATCGGGCTATATGCGTCAAAGGACGGCGCAAAACGTGTGTTTTTTGGTGATTTCCTAAACAGCTTATCAAACCATTTCATTTTGCCGCTCCCTCTACCATCGTTTTAAAATCATTTTTATATCTCCGGTACATTTCATATAAAATCGCCAAGCAAACCGCGCCATCTATACGCCGTCCGGGTTTTACCTTGACTATCAGACATTGGCGAAATGTATCGACTTTCAAGCATGCGTTTTTATAGCACCATTTGTCAACAGGATTCTCGTTGTAGTTTATCAAGCGGCTTTTAAAGTCACTCTCACACAAACGGATAGCGCCCGAAAGTGTCTGCGCGTTTTGCTGTATCAAAATTAAGTCGGATTCGTCACCGCCTGTTTTTTGCCAGCCATAAAAGCCCATTCGGGTTATCCAGTCCCGCGCAAACTTTTGGTCGTATCCGCAGCGCCAAAGGCGTATATTATGCTTTGTGTATAGGCTGTAAAACCAGTCCGCAACAACTGACAAATCAATGTCATTGCCTTCGGTGATTGTCACATAGCCCTGTTCAGCCCACTCTTTATATCTTGCACCCTCGTTACGATCGTCGCTGTCCTCCAGCTTCGAAGCAGGTATAAAATAGCGGGTGTATATGTATTTCGTCGGGTCGTTTGGTTTCATCATGAGGATTTTTGCGCACGTCAAGTCGGTCGTTTCGGAGAGGTCAACCGCGCCTAAACATATAGCGCCGCGCATATCCTCCAAATCATAGACGGCTTGATAATCGTAGTCTTCAAGATTTAGCCAGCTTTCAACGGCGTTTTGTTTCAGGTTAAAGTCTTTCGCCAAAACAAAGATACGGTCGGCTTTTGACTTCTGTGCAAGGTTGATTTGTTGCCGCAGATAGTCCCACTTTTTGATAACGCCGAGTGTAGGATTCGACTTCACCCAGCTTGCGGGATTTTGCCAAACCTCCTGCTCACTGTCTTGCGTGTAAAACCAGGGCAATAAACGTTCGGCGGCTATGCCTGTATCTTCACGCCATATCACAGCTCGGGCTTTTCGCAGCTCGTCGTCTAAATATCCATCGACCACAAACCCTTCGGTCGTGATGTTGATAAACTTCGGATTATCTTTCAGTGACTGCGATTGTTCGATAGACTTACCGATGACGTTATTGAGCATTTCATGCGATTCGTCCAAAATTGCCCAGTCAATGTTTCTGCCTTCCTTGTTGCGTGTTCGCTGCGAAAGCTTGAAAATTTTGGAACCGTTTGTCTTGTTCATGATAAAACGCTGATTCCGTTTTGTGTCAAGGCTGTCCGGGTCTATCAGTGTTCGCATTGTGTCGATAGCGTCGTAGGTGATCGATGCTTGATTATCGTCGTTTGAGCTGCACACGATATCCGCGCCCGGATTGCCTACTATCAGCTCGGACAGTCCCAGCGCCGAACAGGTTTCTGACTTCGTGTTTTTTCGGGCTATCAGCAAAATAATTTTCTGAAAGCGGTCGAATGTGGTCTCCGACATTTTGAAGCTATAAACCGCTTCAATAAATGCTTTCTGCCACAGCATCAAAATCATCGGTTTGTTGTAATATGGTGATTTTGTCAGCCGTACACAACGCTCCATGAAATCAATTCTTAATTGTGCGTCGTGTGTGTCGTAATAGTAGGCATCGTTCAGAAAATCTTCTTTGAGATTTTGCAGCTCTTGCCATAACTCTTGCCCGACTATGATTTCGCCGCACTCTACGCGAGCGTGATACTCCAGCAAAAAGCTATTGTCGGGTGTCCATATCTTGCGCTCTTTAATCAACATTCCGAGATTTTACCCACGCCCGGAGCGGGCTTTCTTCTTCGGTACCGTCGTCGCCTGCTGCCTTTTTGATGATTTTCATGCAATTTTGATATTGCTGGATACAATCATGGTATTGCTTAAACGCGGCAGTGGTTTTCTGTCTTGCGGGATTTGAAGCTGACACAAGCAGGAACGGACGGCTTTCATCTTCATCACCTTTTTTCAGTTCTTCGAGTTTTGATTCTAAAAAAAGGATTTGATCTATGAGCGGACGCAGAAGTTTAACGTCCGTTTTTTTTAACGTTTTTTCGATTTCTTCGCGCCTATCCAGTTTCATTCGCTCCTTTCGGGTTCGATATCCAAAAATCTCGTTTTTTGGCGTTCTGCGAAAATTGAGGT